GCGTCTTGTCTGCAATATACTGGCTTATATCGCCAGAAAATTGAGAAGCAACATTGGTTGGCATCACCGCTCTCCGAAGTTAAAGCGGTGAACTTTCACCGCTTCAGATTTGCATGTCTCCATGGCGGCGCTCGAAATCCGCCGTTGTACCATTGCCGCGAGACGCCCGGCGCTCCTGCGCCACATCGCCACGCCCGCTTGCAGGGCGAACGCGCTCACGCTCCACCCGGCGAGCTGCCTTGCCATCCCCCTTGCCCCGATTGGCAATGAACCGCTGCCCGACAAGATAGATGTAAATGTTTTCTCGGGGTAGATACTGACCGCGAGCGATGCAGGCTTGGTACTCGCGCTCCACGTCCGCAGCGAGCTTCGATCGCAGCTTGTCACCGGCAGTTCTAGCGTCCCACGCTGCCTTGTCCTGCGCAGTCTGCATATTAAAAACCATCGCAGAAGTCTGCTGCTGGTGCGCTTGTAAAGACCGAGCAAGTCGGTACTCCATGCGCTCCTCGGGAGACATGAGCGCCAAGCGCTCTTGCTCCACACGAGGGTCTTCCTGCTGGACTGGGGCTTGCTGGCGGGTCTGTCGAAGCTCTGCCATCTCCCGGCGAAGGGCGGCGAGTTCTTCGTTCTGCCGGCGCCGGTCGGCGCGAAGAGCGGCAACGGTACGGCCCGCACGAGAAGCCGGTTGCCGTGGTGCAGGAGGCTCCTGAGAACCTGAAGCGTCTTCCAGCTCCGGTTCATCATCAGCATCATCATTTTCATCGGCCCCGCCAGCCGCGTCGTCATCTTCTGCATCAGGTTGGCCGGCAGGATCAGTGTCAAGCTCGTCATCCGTCAAATCAAGTTCGTCATCTTGCGGGGTGTCGTCATCGGCCATTTTACTCTCCAGTGCGGTAACGAGCACAACTCGGGAGCGGGTTACGCCCGCTAGGCGAAGCAGACACTTAGGAACAAAACAGGAAAAAAGTCAATAGTCACCTGAGTTCATAAGGAAACAACGGAAATGTTCCCGAGGCCAAAGCGTTCTTGCTAAGCGTCACCGTTCCGGCTCCATCATTGACAGCCGAAACGATTGATCCTGAAGCAACTGGCCACTTTTGATAGGGCATGCCCGCCGCTACGCTCTGCGAAAGCCCAAAAAACACATCTCCGTTGACGATGTTATTTGCCATGCTCGACGCAGCGCCGGTAGTAACCGCCGTGAGATTACCACTCCCGCTCGAAAACGTCGCATAGTTAAGAGTGAGAGGGATCACGGCCCCCGTCTTGATGATAACGATCGACCCCGCCAACGTCGTGTCAGAATTAAAATTCTTAACAAAAGCATTTGTTCCATCTATCTGAAGATTGTTCTGCTGAATGGTCGTAATCGGATAGGCCCCTCCAGCCAACACGCCTACAGCCGTCACGACGAATATGGTCCAAGTGTTGAGAACGAACAGAATGTCTCCCACTGCAAGATGATACATGAAGTCGGCGTGTTCTTGAAACGCCTGAAGATAGCCGAAAGTCATCTGATCGTTAGCATAAGTTGGTCCCGAATTGGTGAAGCTCGCAAAGTTGAAAGTATTTTCATTCGGAACCGTAATTTTCCACTGTCGCTTGATCTGGTCCGTATACTCCGTGGCCCCTTGTGTCATCGGCGCCCGCGTCAACGCTCCGGCTGATGACCTGTAGCTGACTTGCGCATCATGTGTGTACGAAGTAATCGTCCCACTTACAGTCGCATAATACGATCCAAGGCAGTTCCTTACGCGATAGTTCCTATTATTTGACGCATTGAACCTGATATCACCCATCAGGAATCCGCCGCAGTAATTTATCGCTTGCTGTTGCGCAGCAGTGGCCGGAGTTTTTTGCGCACCTAGAAGCCCCCCGCCCTCGATCGTGAGCGTTCCACCCCCCTTGATGAAATTGGCAATTCTCAAATGGCCATTAACCTGAACCCCCTTCATGTAGATACTGCCGAACTGCCCACTCGTTATGTACGAGTCCGGTATCTGGCCGTTCGTGTTCTGCAGATTGATGAGGCCGCCCCTGAGTAAAATAGACCCTGGGAACGACGTTCCACCTACAAAGTTTCCTATTCTTATCTGGTTTTCACAGTAGATATTGGAGATCAACAAATTTCCCGATATAGACAAGTTTTGAAAATCGAAGAATTGATAGGCATCTCCACCGGATATGTTGTTGAGCGGACCGACAACTTCTCCGTCCTGTTGACCCAAATTCGTACCGGAAAATAAAGTGTGGTAACGAGCCGCCGTAATATTTTCAAACTCTATGTTTCTCGATTGGTTGTTGCAAATCGATGTTCCATAAACACAAGACGACATAAAGCATCTACTTTGCTTAAAAAAATCTCCTTGGGAATCGGTGTTAAGACCAGAAACTGTATTAACCCCAAATCCCTGAAACGAACAATCCTGTATGAGAATGTCACTGCTCTGATGAACGCTGTTGTATTGAACGCTATAGCCGTTGGCGATCACCCATGCCGGGTATGTCCGATCAGGGTACGCTCCACCAGAGACCGGCTTAGTGCCGCAAAAGGCATCTACCGTAACTCCTGCATACGGGGCGTGCTGTTGAATACCCCCAGGGTTGTTCCCGGACGGAACGAACCTGGGATCAATCCAATCAAGAGGATCACTCGACAGAAGATTGGAAAACCCCTGAGCGTAGTCCGTGAACTGCTGAGTTCGACCAATGAATGTTACCCCCTTCAAACTTGCAGCCCGCATTCCCTGAAAGCTGAGAACCGGACGATCCGTCTTGGTCGAATAGATGACAACGCCGGGGTACGCGCCCTGATAGGAAAACCTGTCCGTGCCTAAAATATGAAGCTCATAAAAGGAATCTCCCCATCCGGCCTGAAGCGTGTCACTTATAAGGTATCTTCCAGGAGGAATCCTGATATCTGAAATCCCATTCTGCATCGCATAATCCAAACACGCCTGCATCGCCGCCGTGTTGTCTGTCCCCGTCAGAGTCTCCGTCCACCAGATCAATGATATGTTTGACGCCGCTACGACGGGGTTTGATAACGTAATGCTGGTATTTGCCACAAAGGAAAGAACGGTCGTCCCTACGGGGATCACTCCGGCGCTACCGACGGCCGCCGCTGCGAACGAGTGCCAGCTTATATTGGCGATATTGGCTCCGACCTTGACACCATTTGTATTCGAGGTCGTAAGCGTAGCCGATCCATCCGACGTAGCAGTAATGTAGTTAGTTGCTTGATTAAACTGGGCATCTGCGACTAACCCAAAAGCCCCCATGTCCAAAGGACTATTAGAAAAAGAAGCTACCGTATCTAAAAGAGTCTGCCTAAGAATGGAAGGAGAAATCAATCCGCTAGTATTATCAACAATATTACTAGATATCTCCGTGTTAAGAGCACTTACAGATTTAGCTGTACCAACAGGCCCAGTCATCAACGTAGCTTTCTTTTCAATTCGTCTATTTCACTCTGCTGTTGTTGCAAAGCTTTAACTAAAATAGCTATGACACTCTCTTGACGATATGATTTTGGGGTCTTCATATCGTTTTCATATATGGCGGCTTCTGGGATAACACTTGCCACATTCTCAGCGTTCAACCCAACTTGTAAACTACTGCCATTAGGATCACTTTGGTTTGTACTATCAAAATGAAAAGTTCCTACGTCAAGTCGGCGTACATACGCAATAGCGTCTTCTTCGAACAATTTCCAATCTGATTTGAACCTAAGAGAAGAAATCGTACAGGCTGACGCTTGTATTAGTACGACACCCCCAGCGGAAAGACATAAAAAATCCGCGTTCGTTCCTGTACCCAAGCCGCTAAAAGTAACCGTGCCACTTGCTGTAAGCCCGGTTGTCAATAAACTACCGGCAGCATTGGGAGTAGTAGTGCTAACTTCAAGAACGCCAGCCCCTTGCCGACAAAGACCCGTGTCAATCGTCCCCGAGGCATCAGTCTGGCTTGAAATCCAATAACAGGAAGCCGATCGTGCAAAAAACCCGGCCTGCCCATTGCCGAAGTCCCCTGCCGCTGCCAGCAGCGTAGTAGGCGTTGCAAGCCTGGCAAAACCTACGGCAGAATTATTCAAATTGATCGCGCTGGGAAAAGCATGGTCACTCGTAAGATACGAAGCGCCGCTCAACAGGATATTTCCGCCCGATGTCACTTGCCCAGTCGCACCGGCAACCTTTACCAGTCCAGCGTCACATGGCGTTGCATTGTTGAATATGACAGCATTCGCAGTCACACATCCAGCAGGAGGGAAGGTTCCGCCACCACCACCTGTACTCGTTGTAATCAGCTCACCCTGTGCAGCAATTCCCGCAATGAGGATTAAAAGCGCCGCAAATAACCATCTCATTGTGTCTCTCCCGACATGAAACACGTCGCGCTAAGAGTCAACGTAGGCGGCGCAGTTGTTGAGCATGCGATAACAAGCCCAGCAAAGAAAAGAACTGACGAAGGTGTCCACATCGCCCCCATTGTTGATCCTGTCGTACTCAACTGGTAAGCCTTCAACAGGCAGGGGGCCTGTGCACTCACGGAGCACCCCGCGATCGTGCCGTTCACCGGCACCGCCGCTGTATCCATGACAAATGCCCAGGTCGCCGTGCCACTGACATTGCTAACCTGAAAATCAAAAAGTTGCCCTGCCGCCGTCTTCAATTGGCAAGTAGATACCTGTGCATTAGTGCAACCAAAAGCGCCAAGCGGTTGCGCCCAAGCCGGCCAACAAAGCAACGAAAGGAGGAGTGTTAAAGCCCAACGCATCATCTATCTCCTTGGAGCTGCTGAAGCATCTTGTAGCCTATCCTGATGAATTGCGCCAGCCGGCCCCTGCCCACCTCGTGGCGCACCCGGTGCAGCGCCCTGCCTCGGACCACCACCGCCCGGCGGACCGCCAGGAGGACCGCCAGGGCCACGCTGCATCTGCATCATCTGAGCCATCTGCGCCTGCATCTTCTTTTCCATCTGGAACCGATGCAGCATCATATGCTCGCGCACCGCCCCCGTGGGGTCGCCGTTCTCCATGGCCTGCATGTGCTCTTGCATGTGCTTCTGATCTTCGTCCAGCTCATGCACAGGCAAAGCGAGCCCCATCATAAGATACTTATTCTCCTCGTCAGGAGCCATAGACAGCTTGGACTTCAAGTCCCTGAAAATCTCAGGCGCCAGTCGAGAACCAAAAGCGTTCTCTACCAACAGACTTATCACAGGCACCAAGTTGATCTCGTGCCCCTTGTACTGATCCGGCGGAATGCCCTTGATGACGTTCATTGCGCTTATTTGCATCTGGATAGCTTGCGCATTCCGTGCCGCTTCCACCCCAAACCATCTAAATTCAAACCGACGATTGCTCTCGATAGGAGGTATTTCCTCCATCCGAGCCGCGAGCCCCATCTGACCGTACTCCCGAACGGTAATAGCGTTCTCCCGAAATTGATGGTCGAGGTCTACGAACCACCGCAGGAGAGGGGTAAGAATTTCATCCTCAATGTTTGTACATACGTCGGCTGTGCTGAGAATGTCAACTTGCTGTTCATTTGCTATCTCTGCTTGATTTCGCTTAGTCTTCTGTCCTGTAGACTGCGCAATCGCTGCAGGAGAGACGGATAGAACCTGAAATATTTCTTGTTTCGCAGAGGCAACAATCGAGAAAGCATCCTTCCATAGCGGAGGAAACTGAGCGAACTTTGTATCATTTGGGCTTGTCTCCCAAATCGCCGCGAGATTGAGAACCATCGACCCTGTGCGAGGATTCTTCGTCGGGTCGGTCATGATGATGGGAAGAAGGGCGTACGCAGCGCTGTCCCACCCCTCGTTTACCACATCGTTCGCGCCGTACTGGAGCTTGTCCACCGCCTCAATCTTAGAGGCCCCCTTAAACGATCCACTCAGCTTGTTCTGCGCTGCAGAAAGCAACGGACACTTATCATTCCAAAAAGGATTAAGCCGTACACTTGGGATACGCTCCTCTCCCTCGACACCACCAGCATAATAAATCCTGCACAGCCGCCGCTCGCCATCCACCTTCAAACGCGCAAACATTTCATAGATGACAATTGATTCACCGTCCTTATCAGACATGATACCGGCAGCATCAATATGCTTCTTAGCCGTCTTAGGGTCACCATCCTGCCCCGTGCCATAGGCAGCAATATCCTTCTCCAAAAACTCGCCAACTTCCTCGTCGATCTCCCCATCGTCAACCGCCTGCTTCAAGCGTTCTTTAGACCAGATACGCTTGATCGCTACCACCCCGCCCTTAGCAAGAGCATCACCCACAGAGGAAGCAGACACAGGAACCACAACCACGTCAGTATCAGAAAGAACCTCCACGGTCGGCCCCTGGTGTACCACCACGGCCGTTTCCATGTCGTCGTCCGCGTCGGGGTCGATGTTCTCAACCTCCTCGCCTTCGATCTCAGCCTTCGCCTTGGTCCGGTACACCACATGCCGTTCACTGTCCGACCATCCCACGTAAATATTGTACTGCCCCTCAATGTCCCCATTGATCATCAACGCTGGCATGATCTGCGTGCGAAGCTTTGTCTTCCTAATGTAGTGCTCCAAGAGAGCCATGACGTGGTAAGGCTTCTCGTCGGATGTGATACACTCGACATTGCGCTGCGACCGGGGAAAAATCTGATTGACGAACCGCGTCTTGCGCGCGTCTATGGCTTCCTTGACAATGGGAACGTAAATCTGCGAGTTGCCGGAGTAACCCTGTTTGACGCCTAGAACAGTGTTGTAAATATCCCAGTAGTCGCACTGATCGTTGCCCCGCTCCCACTGATCCATGAACGCCTTGTCAACACGCTTCGCCAGCTTCAGGACCGCCTCGCGAATCTTCTCGTTACCCCCCAGCTCGCGATTGCGATCCTTTACGTCTTCCTTCTCAGCATAAAGCTCGCACCACCCTTCAGGCGCAATGGCGCCCATGACCTTGGCGCAGGCTTCACCATTGATGAAAAATTTGCAGCCCTGACATTGCTCGGTAGGATCAGCCGCAAGGTCCGTATAATTTACGTCATCCTTGGATTTTCGTTTCGCCATCCAGGCAACCCCATTGGGCAGCCATCGCGGCTGCAACTCCTTCGTAGGTACGCGACCGGCGCTTCCAACGGTCAGGACTGGGAGCTTCCCGATGGCATCGCGGCTCACGACCGGGTACTATACGCGTAGGCTGCAGCAAAGGCAAACCCTTGAGCCACAAGCAGGTTGCCTTGGTCTCAGGATGCCCGAACCACCACGGCTGCACGATCTGATCCGGCTTCCTCAAAACTGTAGAAAGAATCCCAATGGGATTTTCAAGTGCAATTCGTTCAACCGGAGCAGAAGCCACCTGGATGAAAAAGTCCACTGCCTCTCTTTGCGCGATCTGTCTATCTGGCTCTTTGAACCACCGAGCCCCACTAGACGCAAGATAAGTGCAAGGGGGATGGGCAATGAGCAAGTCCCACCCAAGGTGTAGCACTTCTCGACAATCACATTGGAAGTGGGCCATAGATTGATCTTCAGCCACCATAAGATCACAAGACCAGGCGTCATGCCTTCGCTCCCTGAAAGCCCTGCGCACAACTCCGGAAAACTCACAAGCCACGAGCACACGCATCAAATCTTAGTCTCAGTGCTAGCTTGAACTTGCGGACGCGCAGTCAGATAGCGCCGGCCCGAAGCACCGTCTATAGCATAGTTCGGCCGATCGTCGCCAGACCCCAAAGACTGCCCAGCAACGGCCATGAAAGCCTCAAAACCCTCCATAAGAACCTTGTAGACGCCCTCCTCAGCCGCCCCGCTGACCGGGCCACCCTTGACGATGGAAGCCGCGTAGCCCCCTGCAAAGGCGTTCAGAGCCCACGATGCCCCCGACGATACCACCAGCGCAGGCTGGCCGTGCGCAAGGCTCTCCAGTCGCTTGCGGGTTTCTTCTCGGCCCATTGCAATTGAACCCCCCATAGAAAGTCTAACGCCCTCCCGTGATGCTGCGGCTCGAAGTCCAATGCTGTCATAGGCTCCCCAGTGCTCCGCAGGGGAATATACCACAACCTTTCCCCCGGCCAGTAAGCGAGCACTCTCAACCACGTCCGCAAATGAGACTCCTGGCTCCCCTTCCGCAACGTAGCTCCCCACAACACGTATGACACCCCCGACGAGCTGACATAGGGCGCCAGTGGTGTAGAGTCGGGTAGCATTGACCGCAAGATAGCATGCCGTGTTGCGTTGAACATCCAAGTCGTCCACTACGTTGTTGAAACCGAAGTTGTCATAGATAGCTAACCCAGGACGCATGCGCAAGGCATAAGCCAGCGCGTTAGGCACGTCGATCCTTCCGGTCGGAAAGCTTAACAACTGCTGCTGCAACGTAGGCAGCTCTTTTGCAAAAGTAACCTCTCCGCTCACGAAAAATGGCTGCAACGACCGGATGAAGGCCAATTTGCCAGCAGGCGCAGGGAGAGTTACGACAGGGATAATCTGTTGCCTCCGTGTCTGCTCGGCCCGTAAGGGCTGCAGGATAAACTCCTCCAGCCCTTCCTTCTCGATCCCGATCTTGATGGGGCTGTACTCCTCCCACGTCTGGAAGATGTCCTCGATGATCTTGTCCGGCATCCACAATTCCCCCGAAGCGTCCCACACTATCAGCTTGGTCCCAACCCATGAGAACACCACCTTTCCCGTATGCGCCGATGAAGCCTTGACCGTCCGCGCCGGATCGTACATCGCATACGTCGGATGCCAAGTACGCACGATCGGCTCGACCTTGAACATGGCTCGCGTGAAAACGCGTGTGGACGGATCGACCGCCTCGACCATGAATTCCTGCATGTACTCGTTGAGCATTCCCGAGCGCATGAATTCGTCCTTGCGAAAGTCGATGTGCTCTAGAGGAAATCGTGACGGCCATGTCGCTCGACGGTACCCCGCTTCGTCAATGTACTCCCAAGGGTACCGGTGGACCGTCCACCCCCCGTTCTTCTCCAGCCACGCAGCAAGACAATCGGGGTCCAGCAGGTTGGCCAGGATGTGAACCTTGGCGTCGGGCGCCAGCGCCGGCACCAGCGTTCGCATCAACCATTGCCGCGTCTTCTCCCGCTGCTCGGGGGAGCTTACGCTTTCTTCGTCCTCGATGTCGTCGATAAGGCAACAGTCAGGCCGCTGGTCATCGTGTTTAGTGCCACGGAGAGACTGCCCTCGTCCGAAAGCTTGGATGACGACTCCGTTATTGAGGACAACTTTGTCTTCGTTCCAGACGGGACCGTGAAGGTCTCCGAAGATGGCGCGGATGTACGGGTTAAAATCGAGTTCGTGCTTAACTGACGCAAGACGCTCGCAAGCACGAGTTGCGCTTTCTCCAATGATGATATGATTGCGAAAACGTCGCCAGCAAGCTCCGATCGTGATGGCTTCCTCAGCAAGAGTGCTTTTTGCTGCGCCACGGAAAGCAAGGAACAGAAGTCTTCGACTTTCTCCATGTAGGTCGCGGATGATGTCAAAGTGGAAATCCGGCGTTTCGTTCGGATGGCGATGGGCAAAGAGCACCCTATGAGCGTTGTATGGGTTGACTTGAGGGGACAGGCGAATGACCGCCTGTTCCAGTGGGGTGAGGGAAGCTACGTCAAGCACGTCTGCGTTCCAACAACCAAGCGAGATGTGGCCTGTGTTTACGCTCCAATCTCTCAGCATCAGTCCATCCAAAATAAAAAAGAAAGCGCTCCCAAAAGTTCAACCAGTGCATTTGTCCGTCACGAAAGGTCAACACTGGTCCGTCAATATGACTTACATTGATAGATGGTTTGGCTTCTGCTGGAAAATCAACGCCAAGAGGAAGATCGTCCCAGTAGGTTTTCATTTTCCCTTCCTTTTCTGATTGAGGCCGATCGCGATGGCCTGCTTCCTCGACTTTACCTTGGGTCCGGTTTTCGAACCGGAGTGCAGCTTGCCTTCCTTGTACTCGTGCATCGTCTTCTGCATCTTGTCTTTCTTAGTCATCTTCCCCTCCGTACAGTTCATCAAGTCCTTGGAGTGCCATCGGGTTGCCGGGTAATTGCTACGTTGGCCCACATGGCATTTGAACGGTGCGCACGAATTATATACGTCTTATCGGGGCCATCCGGCAAAACGGCATCCAGCACGTCGTTATAGGCTTTAGCTGCCACGCGGACCTTCGCCATCTTCTCGATCTGCTTATCGGTTGGCTTCAAGTACTCATAAGTTGACTCATGCATCATCATCGTTTTCTCTCCATACAGTTCATCAAGAAGTTTGTCACGCTCCTCTTGTGTCATCTGGTAGTTCTCACGCAAATGCCACCTCTTGCCATAACGGCTCAACGTGTTGCGCTTCAACCCCGGAGATTGCGCGACTACCTCTTCTGCCGTCGCCATCAGTACCTCCCCTTCATCCGATCCCTGAAGTAACTCCCCGCGCTAGGGGCCTCTTGAAGCTCTTCCACGACAGTCTTGGGCACATTATGCAGACTGTATGTCCGACCATTGGAGAAAGTCAGGTCCAGCTCTTGCGTCTCCTCGTCGTAGGAGCCGCCGAAGATTGCCGTGCTGACGAGAGAGAATGGGACTTTCATTCGCCTTGATCCTTCTATAATGGCAAGTGTGCAGTAAATTGTGTCCATAAAATGGAGACTGACGATGAATGCAGAAGACAAGTTCGAAGTCCGGTATCAGGAGATCGTAGACGCCCACACCGGGGCTACGATAACGCTGGGGAGCCACGCAGGAAGCGGGCACAGGTACATGCGGATCGCGGTGCCCGATCTACTCGTCGGTGCCCACGACAGCAAGACCAGGACGAGCACGATTACCTTCGGGCCGGATGGTCAAGCGTTAAAGATACTGCCGCATGTGCAGGCCCCGACTGGGTATCATGAGAGCGCAGCGGTCGACGAAGTGGAGGCGTCGCTTCGCAAACCTACCAATGAAGATGCTGGGTATGCTGAAGAAGTTAAGGTTGACAAATCCACCAAGCATGGTAAGAAGTAATTGCGAAGCCGTGTAGGACATGGTTTCCTCCCTGGACTATCCCCTGAAGCAGTCGTGAGCGTCTCACTCGACTGGTCCCCTTCAGGGGGATTTTTTTCGCCTGGGTTAGAGAACAAAACATGAACTCCCAAATATTTATTTTTTGGCGCGGAAAGTCTATAAATAAATATTTATATGGAAATCATTTAGTTCCGCGATTTTAATGTGTCGTGAGCAAAAATTTCACCCGCCGAGCCAGCCCCTCGCTCTCCCAAGTTAGGACCCAAACCCCCAGCGCTAGGAATGAAGTCCTAATTATAGGATGGTAGTCCTAATTCAAATACAACCCAAGGTCTGCACAACCGTTTTCACTCGAACCTATAAGGGAAAATACAACCGCGCCGAATTAAATAAGTTGTAAATAAGTTGTATTTGTGCGCGGTTGGCATCGACGTGTCAGGTGTTAAGCTTTTGATTCGACAAGGGGAAGTTTAGTATTTAGTCATATCTTTTATAAAGGAGAAGATCAGGAGTAAAAAGTTTTGTTCTCCTTTTAGTTTTTATAGTGAGAACAAACCATACACAAACCTCTGGCTTGCGACTTGCTTCGAAAGTAAGTGATCTGGCAGAATACCTCCAAACTTTCAACACAATCAACACACTATAATCTGACACATGGATGCCAACCGAGCACGCAGGTTCCACGTTAAAGGAGAAAAACCCGTGAAAAAGATTTCAGGCTTCCGCCAAGGCCCGCCGCGAAAAGTCCTTAGAAAGGACTTCGATCCTAGCATGCAATTCCAGCGGCTGACCAAGGAGCGCATCATTGTCGTTCGCAAGCAGGAAATTAAAGGCCGGCCAAGGGCGCACATTAAAACCTACAAAGGAACGCAAACGCGCTTCGAAATCCTCCCCGCCCCTTGTCGGGAGATTGATAGGCGTTGGCATCGCGTCTACCAAGGCAAGCTTCCGTTCATCCATGCGCGCGGCGGGATCATGCTGGTCACAGCCGACCTCGAGGCCATGCTAGTCGAGCAAAACCCGTTCCGCCCCAGCAAGGCACGCTACATGGTCCGCGAGGAAGTCCTGGACACCATGACCGATGCGGACGCTCCTGAGCACGACGGCAATCCTCGTCGAGTGCCAACGATCTATCGCGTGCTATGGCGCCCCATGGAGCGCCTTGGCCCTGGCGATCCGCCGGTTGGCCTATCGCACGAACAGCTCACCAACTGGCACTTGCGAGGCGCGACGTGGCATCGCATCTACTACCCCGGACGTGACCGGTGGCTATTCATCGAGGTTGGACGACCGATCTTCACCAAGACCGAACGCGCATTCGATCCCCAGCACGTTGGTAACCACAAGCTGGCGCGACAGTACCAAGGCGTCGTGCGCATTGCCTTCCCCTATGACGTGCTCTCAAAATAGATCGAGTCGCATTCCTGTAGCGTCTGTCACTGACGCTGCGGTGGCTGCGGCCCGATGGCGAAGTGATTCGCGAGAGTGGAGATTGAAACGTGGCAAGCTTAATTGGTAGATTGCTCCGGCAAGAAAAATTCAACAAAGAGTTCAAAGAGGTGGCCAAGCGTTGCCGTTGGAATTGGCTCCGTCGATACACAAAAAAGAAGCGGGATAATGCCCGCGAAGTGATTCGCAAAGGTGGCGCTTAAGCGCCACCAGGTAGAATGAACAAATGTTCATAAACGAACTTTACCCCATGCAAAGAAATAAATATTTGTGTTATTTTATTTCGTTGTTTATATAAACAAAGCAATTTAATTAGCTTGACCTCGACGGTTGGATAGAGTAGATTATTTGTGTCGATCGGACATGAGGAGGGGAAATATGGACAAGGTTCTTGCAGCGCTTCGGGCCCTTCTTTTCCTGGCCATGCGACTATCAATCATCGAAAACGAGGGGGTAGCATGAAATACGCTTCGATCGGTTCAGTAAGTCACGGCACACTGCGGACCTACGACTTGCTTTCTACATTTGCCAGTGAGCTTGCCAAGCACACCAAGGCAAACTTTGGCGTACTAATGCCGAGGACTGTCTTTGACTATGCCGTGCGCATTGGCGCGGCCGAATCACAGACGGAAGAGACGGTAGAAGCCGATGACCAGTATGCGGCCGAGTGGCTGTTGGAAGAGTTGCAGATGGCGCTGGGACACTTCGCACCGCCTTATTGCTATTTCGGCGCGCATGAAGGCGACGGATCGGACTTTGGCTTTTGGCCCAGTATGGAAGCAGTCAACGAGTTGCCGAAGGTTTCTGACCCTAGTGAAGTCGAGGCAATGGGCGAAGATTGCGTTTTCGTCAACGACCATGGAAACGTCACAGTGTACAATGCCGATGGGACCGTTGCTTGGGACTGTGTGTAGAGCTTTGCGGTCAGCCCCTTGCACGTAAGCCGGCGCCTTTCTGGACGCGGTGCAAGGGGCTGACCGCAGCACTTTGCTGCTAACTGAGGGGGACACAATGAACAAGAAAGATTTCGAGCTGATCGCGACGATCCTGCAAAACTGCCATCCCGGCGCCGCCTTGTCGAGTGACAACCGCGCTGTGATCCAGTGGCGTGACACGGTAAAGGCACTCCGCGCCGAGCTGTGGGCGACCAATACCCGATTAATGGTGAGCGCTTGAGCCTGAAAAACCAGAACGGGATAGTCAGCGTTCTCTTGCTGGCTCTCCCATTTGCCCTGCTGGCACTATGCACGCTGGCGGTAATCATCACACTTGTCATAAGGGGGTTGCAGTGGATTACAATGTAGCGGGAAAGCACGTATTTGGAGATGCAAGGGTGCACGATAGTGCGCAGGTGTCCGGCAATGCGCGGGTATTCGGCGATGCGTGGGTGTCCGGCAATGCGCAGGTATTCGGCAATGCGTGGGTGTATGGCAATGCGCAGGTATTCAACAATGCGCAGGTATTCGGCGATGCGCAGGTATTCGGCAACGCGCAGGTATTCGGCAACGCGCAGGTATTCGGCAACGCGCAGGTATTCGGCGATGCGTGGGTGTATGGCAATGCGCAGGTATTCGGCGATGCGTGGGTGTATGGCGATGCGCGGGTGTCCGGCGATGCGCGGGTGTATGGTATCATGCGATCCGATGGCTACTGTTTCATTTACGTCCCTTGCGCGGATGACAAATGGCGGGTTATTGCGGGCTGTCGGTATTTTACTATGGACGAAGCCCGCGCGCATTGGGGAAGTCCTGACTACCGGGATGCAAAGCTTGCAACTGAAACACTCGTCATTCTCGACTGCCTGGAGAAGCTTCGCGCTGTAAAGCCGGAGGGGGTGTAGCCGTGTATATGCCCAAGGGGAATCCCCCCTACCCTAAGTTAGGCGAAACCGTTGCCAAGTTTCGACGCATCAATAACCCGACACGGGAGCAACGGCAAGCGCACGGGGAGGCGGTAGAAGAGGCCTTCCGCGCGTTGCAGCGGCGAGAGTTGCAGCGAGAGTTGCCGAGCTTCAAGCCGTCGTGCGCAAGCGGCACTTGGCACAATGGCGGTGACTACGCAGACGGGCACGCGAACGGTAAGCTTGGGGAAGCCATACGAAACCAACAAGAAACAGCGCTTAGAAAGCCACAATTCCTGAGTCCTAGCGGCCCCCGTAACCGCGCCCGGACTGATTGGGAATGGCGCGAAGCGTACATTGAGGCCATGAAGGAAAAACACGGATTGGATTGGAAGATGCAAGAATGACCTTCCCCCCGATCGTAGACTTGAACCCCGAGAAACAGCGTAGCGGGATGCTTCGCATCGCAGATTACTGGACAACACTGAAAGGGACTGACATGAAAAGCACAGTAGGTAAATACGAGCAACAAAATGCGCGTATGCACAGGACAACTGTTCCAACGCGAGATCAATTCGAGGCCGAGCTGACCAACGTGCTGCGGCAAAGGCCCGCTGAACACTATGAGATTGCGTGCAGACGAGACCAGCACCTTTTTCTCGTATGCGTCGGCACAGTGGCCGTGACGGGCTTCCTGTGCGCCTGTTTGCTCTGGACGATTTTGCCATGATCGATCGTATGGATGGAGACTTGGTTTTTCACTGCGACTCATGCACGGAGTTGTTTGAGAGCGAAACGGACAATTTCAACGAGGCATGTCGAAACGCTAAATATGAGGGTTGGACGGTACGAATTCAAAATCTCGGGCACGACTGGATTCACAAGTGCCCAAAGTGTAGTAAGATACCCTTTCCCCATAGGCTAAGAGATTGAAATGACCTTTGCCCAGACGATAAGAGCCTATCGCGAGTCGGTAGGCTTGACACAGGCAGAACTTGCACATAAGTTGATAGTCTCGTCACAGACCGTGAACAACTGGGAAACGGGGAGAGTCGAGCCGTGGCCCAGGAGGAAAGAGGCCCTACTCGACCAGCTTGGAAAGGGGGTGATGCCACCTGAACAGCAAATCATTCCCAGCGGTCGATCTGATGCGTGGCCCCGTAGTGCGAGCGGGGCCTGTCAACGCAGGAGACAACCAAATGTGTGTGAAGAAATTGCCGGAGAAGGTCCGGCGAACGCTGGCCGCCAAGAAATCGTGGAGAAGCCGCAAATCGACTTCCGCCGCCCGCCACCACACAATTAGTGTAGGCCCGTCCGTTAAGTGTGACTGGTGCGACGTGAAACATGCACCAGCTTATTCTCACTGTTTGAAATGCGGGGGGCGTTTTGATGTGGATGATCGTATGGGTACAGCTGATGACGGGTCAGATGGGCCACGGGGAGTGCATGGCGGACAAGGTCGAGATGGAGTACCAAGCCGAAGTCGCTAACGCGCATTTCGAGGGAATTTACTGGCATTGGGTCGAGCCGTGCGGGGAGGATATATAAACATGCCTTTAGCAATGTACGTTCTTGTTAATCCAGTTACAGGACGTTACTGGATAATTACGCTTGGCGGTGTGGACGGAATAAGCATTGTGCAGGAGTGCAAAAATGATTTTTCTCTTTTGGTGAAGCTATGAACATCATCACACTTGATTTTGAGTCATTCTTTGACCAGGAATACACCCTGGACAAAACGACGACTGAAAGCTACGTGCGCGACCTCCGTTTTGAAGTGCATGGGGTAGGAATTAAACTGCCAAATGAAGAACCACAATGGCACCATCGCCCCGAAATATTTGAGTGCCTTGATTGGAGCACAACAGCCTGCCTCGCACACCACGCACACTTTGACGGACTTATCCTTTCTCACCACTACGGCATCAAGCCGGCGATGTGGTTCGATACCCTTTCGATGGCACGCGCCGTGCTGGGGCCGCACCTTCCCAAGGGGCTGGGGGCGCTTGCAGAGCATTTCGGATTGGGGGCCAAGAATGTTCCATACGATTTATTCAAAGGGAAGCACTGGCATGAACTGGCACCTGCGACGCAGCAAGCAGTGGCCTCAGGATGCTGCCATGACGTGGAACTCACTTGGCATTTATTTTGCCTCCTATCCCAAGGGTTTCCAGCCTCGGAATTTGCCCTTATCGACGAGACCGTGCGCTTGTTCACGGAGCCTGTATTGGTGGGCTCTCCCGCCGTCCTGGATCAAGTCTATCGGGAAGAAAGAGAAGAAAAAGACAAGCTGCTCGCCGAACTAGGCGTGACGACGACGCAGCTTCGGCAGAATGAGACGCTGATTCGTCTTTTGGAAGCCGAAGGCGTCGAGGTAGAGCGTAAGAATGGCAAGAATGGTCCGATCCCGGCTTTCGCCAAGACGGATGAATTCATGCGAGAGCTGGTAGATGATGAGAACCCGCGCGTGGCTGCCCTGGCGCAGGCCCGGCTCGACGCGGCAAGTAATCTTACGCTGACTCGCACCCAGCGCTTGCGGAGTATGACGGATCGGGGCAAGCTCTGCGTGTACCTCAACTACTGCCCTACGGTCACTAAACGATGGGCTGGCGGGGACAAGATGAACTGGCAGAATTTTACTAGGGGCGCCAAGTTTACGAAAGGCATTACAGTTGAAAAGGGTGACGTGATCGTGGTGCGCGACGCCTCGCAGATCGAGTGTCGCATGCTCAATGAGATCGCGGGACAGTCGGACGTGATCGAGAGATTTCGCAGGAAGGAAGACCCCTATGTCGGAAACGCCACAAAGTTCTACGGGCATGAAGTCTACAAGCCGAAGGCAGGTGACCCTAGATACGAAGAAATGGAGGGTAAGCGCGGTTTTGGAAAGCAGCTCGAATTGTCCTGCGGATTTGGAGCTGGCGGACCTTCTATTGTCGCGACTGCCCGACGAGGAACGTACGGCCCTCCTATTCATCTTACAGAAGTGGAAGGGTTACAAGCTCGTGACATTTACCGCAACGGCCATCAATGGGTCGTAGCCCTATGGAACAGCGCCGGGCAAGTTCTGGAGGCCATGGCGCGCGGGGAGACGTTCGAGTGGTTGAGGCGTCGAGTGGAGAATAAGAGGCTCTACCTGCCGAACGGCCTGTGGCTGGACTACTCGACGGTGCACAAATCCGAGCATGGCGATTGGCAAGTGCAGACGCGAAACGGATATGCGAAGATGTACGGTCCCAAGCTGGTGGAGAACTATATTCAAGCTATTGCCCGCGTGCACTTAGGCAATGCGTGGCTGGCATGCCGGCAAGCGGGGTTGCGCGTGGTCTCCAGCGAGCATGATAAGTTGATCTGCGTGTGTCGAGAGAGCGAGGCGGAAGCCGCGGCTGCCTTTCTCCATGAGGAGCTGTGCCGGCCGCCTGCGTGGATGCCGGACGTGCCGCTCGACTCGGAAGGTTATATCAGTCACACCTATGCGAAAGGAGTATAAAAATGACATCTAACTTGACAGCTAACTATCCGATGACAGCTAACTATCCGATTAATGTTACATTAGAACCTACGAACTGGCTTGCAATTGGGGGGTTTGCAATTGAAATTGCCGTCGCAGTTGCAATTTTATCCGCTGCTCGATGCGCCCTTAAACATTGGAATGTATGGCCATGACCTTCATCCCCTCCTACACCTTCTACAACGACTTCGACAACTGCCCGCACAAGGCATGGAGGAAGTATATAAAGAAGGACTTGCCCTATGAGGAGAAGTCCGAGGCACAGCACAAGGGCACGCGTATGCACGTCGCCATGGAGAACGCCATAGGCAAGGACATGCCGTTGCCAGAGGAATGGAAGTCGGCGCAGGCGCTTGTGGACTTGTTCCGCAACATGCCCGACACCTACCCTCTGCGTGTCGAGTACAAGCTGGCCATGACGATGGATGGACCATGCGCCTATGACGATAAAGCCGCGTGGTTCCGGGGCAAGCTAGACGTTGCCGTGATGACTCCGACCAGCGGGGCATGGATCATCGATTGGAAAACGGGAAAGGTGCGGGAGGATCGTTTCGAGTTGGAGTGTCAAGCGCTCCTGCTGAAGACGAACCATCCAAGGCTCGACCCGATCGTCGGGGAATACTACTGGTTCACGGAGGGGCGACCTGGACAAAGGTATACCTTGCATTCTGACGACACCTTTATTACATTGCGTAACAAGTGGGTGCAGATGAAGCAGTTTGAGGAAAAGAAGGATTGGCCTAAGCGGCCCAATCCGCTCTGCGGTTACTGCCCTGTCAAGGATTGCGAGTACAATACGGTGGGGAAATAAAATGAACGACCAACCACAACGCATGCTCCGCATCTTTTTCAATGGAGGTTATTCCGACTCCGTGCTTGGACCGGATTTCTCCCTTGAAAAATTCGTGATTAAAATGCACGAAGATGGCTATGTCATCATAGCCAACGGGGAGGGCTATTTCCCAGTATCCGAAGTCAAAGCCATGTTCATTTTCCGAGCTGCCGACATGCCGCAGGCGAGCGGTGACCCCAACGTCATCACCTTTCCAATGAAGCCCTTCATATGATTGATCATGGTTACTGGCTTATGTTCATTTCGCCTTTATCGGATGGTTCCATGAAAACCTTCAAACACCCCCGGACCGAGCACAAGCTCAAGGTCGAAGTGAAGAACATGCTCGATGAAGCCGGCGCGTGGTACTTCATGCCCGTACCGACCGGGATGCAGGCTGCGACGCTCGACTTCCTGGGGTGCTACAAGGGTCGATTCTTCGCGATCGAGACCAAACGGCCCGGAGAGAAACCGACTGCGAGGCAAGAGATGTCTATGCAGCGGATCAAGGACGCGGGCGGGTTCTCGTGCTGGGGTGACAACATCGAGCATATCCGCACATTCTTTAATTTGTGGGCTTCGACGTTATGACCGACGATTTCTCCCGCCACGAAATACTACACATGGCGTCATTTTTAGCTGGCGTAGTAGACAGTGAATTGCTCGAGTCCGAAGCCATAAAAGAAAATGTTGAGTGGGTACAACTGGCTAGAAAGGCGCACACCGCGTTGTACAAATTATACCAAGAGATCGGGAAAGCGCATTTCAAATGACCTTCTGGTACGATAAACCCAGCAATATGCTGATTTACCCCAACCTGCCCATGCAGACGCAGGACTTCGCGTTGAAGTATACGAACGCGATACAGGTTACGCGGCCCAACAGTCACTCCTTTGGAGATATAGCCGTCGAGGCCACGCTGGAGAACATGCAGAAGCTGCGACTCCTGCGTCTCCCTGTACTGCCTCCGGTGACGGACGAGAATTACGACTGGCCAATCCGCGCGCCATACTATCCGCGGGAGCACCAGCGTATCATGACTAACTTCATGGTTTTGCACCCTCGCTCTTTCAATTTAAGTGACATGGGGACGATGAAGACGTTGGCGAGCCTGTGGGCGGCCGACTTCATCATGAAGCGCAACCCCGGCCAGAAAGCCTTGATCGTCTGCCCGCTCTCCATCATGCGTCGGGTGTGGGCCGATGCGCTGTTCACGCACTTCATGGGCCGGCGCAAGTGCAAGATCGTTCACGGCACACCTGACGCGCGCATGCGCGCCCTGGACGAAAACGTGGATTTCTACATCATTAACCATGACGGACTTTGCGTGGGGATCAAATATGACACGAAAAACAGGATCATCCTCAAGGAACACACGGTCCCGTATGCAATCATGCATAGATCAGACATTAATATCATTATTGTTGACGAAGCTTCAGCGTTCCGAAACGGAACTTCTCGCCGTTCGCGGGTGGCTAGAATGGTATTCGCGAACAAACCTTATCTCTGGCCACTCACTGGAACACCGACGAGCAACGGCCCTCTTGATGCTCACGGACTTGCACGCATGGTTAATGGAGCATTCGGAGAGCCCTACGATCACTACAAAAAAAGAGTAATGGTGCAAGTTACCAACTTCAAATGGGCACCGCGACCGGGCGCGCATATAGAGGCTCATAAACTATTGCAGCCGTCGATCCGGTTTCAGATGCGCGACTGCACCGATGTTCCTCCCTGCACGGAGGAGACCCGAGACGTGGCTCTAAGCGCCGAACAGAAAGAGAAGTACAACGAGTTGAAGCGGGAGCTGGTACTTAAACTTGGGCAAGGTAAACAATTGACTGTTCCACATGAAGCTGCACTGCGTACCAAACTGATTCAAATCAGCTCCGGTGCAGTGTACGACGGGGAGCATTTTGCTCATTACATTGACTGCAAGCCCCGCATCGCGGAGCTTAAGGCTGTGCTGGACGAAGCGCCAACGAAAGTGTTGGTTTTTTCATCCTTGACAAGTGTGGTACGCATGCTCTATGCGCAAGGATTGAAATGGTGGAAAAAGGACGGGGAGCTAGGAACCAATGATCGATTCTCATGTGAGTTCATTACGGGGGTTGACTTCCCAGACCCCCGAGATAGGGATGATATTTTTAGACGCTTCCAATCAGAAGGAAGTGCACCGCATATACTCTATGCGGACCCCGGCACCATGTCACACGGACTCGACCTCTTTGCTGCGTCTGTCGTGGTCTGGTACGGTCCTACAGATAGAACTGAAATCTACCTCCAGGCCAATCGACGCATTGATCGCCCAGGACAGCAATTACATACGACGATTGTACGACTTGCTTCTACCCCTGTTGAGCGGGAAATCTATCGGCGCTTGAGCGCCAATCAGAACATGCAGGGCCTCATACTGGGGCTTGCGAAAGAGGGGGATGGAAATGGAAATTAGTCAGTGGGTAGATGAACAGCATGCGAACATCATGAAAGATGTCTCGCCATCACAAGTTCCCTACACCATGGAGGAGCTTATTAAACAGTACCGCCAGATCGAAGCCTGGGCGGAATCGCTGGCAAAGGAGCACGTGGAAGCCATGCGTCCCTACACCGAAGGGATGAAGGTCATCAAGAATTTTGTCATGCTCAAACTGGACGAGCAGGGCGAAAAGAACGTCAAGACACATGCGGGTACTGCCTATATCAGCAGCGGTCTAAAGCCCAAGGTTGACAACCGCGATGCTTTGTTGGAGCATGTCAAGGAACACGACGCGTGGGGCATGCTGGACATCGGCGTACTTCTCGACCCTGTGAAGGACTATCTCGACAAGTCGGGTGGCGAGCCGCCTCCTGGCGTGACGATCGAGTATTGGAGAAGGTGCAACATAAGGAAGTGACGATGGTTAAACCCATTATGCACGGCCTATGGCGGGATGACCCCGCTACGCCAGAAGGAAAATATCTTGTCAAGCGACGTGACGGCAGTGTCGTCGAGTGGCCCAGCTTTACCCTTGGTGCGCGTGATCCTGCCGCACCAGCCGCATTACGCGCTTATGCTTCAGCAGCCGAGCGATTTGGAATGACTCCGGGCTACGCTGCTTCAGTACGAAAGCTCGCCGATGAATTCGAGGCTTATCGAGCTGCCCAAGGTCATGGCGATCCTGACCGTGGCCGGCACCGGCAAGACGATCCCGCAACTATTGCTGAAATGAAGAAAGGAAAATCAGCGTGAACGCACAAGCAGGACTACCGGAAGTGCTGGCCTCCCGCCAGCGTCGAGTTTCAGTCAGTGAAGACGCCACGCAAGGGCTTGGCATTTCTCGTGGGGCGCACTGTTCGATCCGCGCCGCGCGGTTCCGGCTGATTGATGCCAACGGAGTCGAGACACTTGTTCCCAATCTTTACCTCGACGTGGTGATTATCCGGGCCAATCCGAAGACGAGCAAATTGTACTTCGAAGGTTCCTACGCGCCGGACAGTGGTGCTCCGCCGGCTTGTTACAGCGACAATGGGATCGGCCCCAGTTCGAACGCGCTTCAGCCGCAGTCTCCGACTTGTTCGGCGTGCCCGCACAACCAAATGAACAGTAAGATCAATCCACAAACCGGCAAGGGCAGCAAGGCGTGCTCTGACCGCAAAAAGATCGCGTTCATCATCCCTGGCGATCCTTCCGTGAACGTGTACGAGCTGCAGGTTCCACCGGACTCGCTGGGGGCTCTGAAGTCCTATTCGGCTTTCCTGTCCCAGCAGGCAACGGGCGGGCAACGCAAGGTTGACATCGGAGACATGGTGACGCGCCTGTCGTTCGATGCGGAAGCCTCGCACCCCCGCCTTAAATTCGAGCCGGTGGGCTGGGCAGACGACGCCTACACCCTGCAGATGATCGACTACATCTACGACCAGCAACTTGACGTGGCAGCGGTCGGATTGAACGATGTGCCAGCCGACCCGGAGATCGTCAAGCAGACGATCGGGCTTCGGGCGCAGTATGCGCAGCTTGCGCCGTCGATGCAGGGAACGCAGCAAACGATGCAAGGGGCGTACCAATCTCCAGTAGGGCCGCAGTTCCAGTTGCCGCCGCGGCAGGAGGTTGGGCAGCACGGCAATGGGCAGGCCCCTTTTGTTCTTACTGCGTCGTCACCCGCGTCTGCACCTGTGCAGGAGGCCCCTAAGCGTCCCGGCCGCCCAAAGAAGCAGCCTGAGCAGCTTACCGCCCCGCCCGCTGCCCAAGCGCCTCAGTTTTCTCCTCCCACGCCAGCGGCACCCGTAGCAGTCGCGCCGGGCATGCCTGACATCCCCGAGTTCCTGAGACGGCCGGCTGTTAACGCAGCCCCCCCTGTGTCCCCGCAGCCGGCCCAGCCCCAGCCAGCCGCATCTCCTCAGTACGGGATGGCTGGGGCGCCTCCTCCCCCTCCGCAGGTTGCGGAGGCTCTGCAGGCGGCCATGCGGATGCCGCCTCGCCGGTAATTTAATTGCGCGGGTGCCACAGGTTGGCTCGATATGGTTCGCCCAGCCCGCCACCAAAAGGAAAACAAACCTATGAAGCAACTTTCTTTCTCTGATCGCCTCAATAAGGCGATGCTCGCGGGAGAACTGACGGTCTCAAACCTCGCCCTGTGGTTCGAACGCACACGGCCAACTGTGCAGACGTGGACAATGGGGCGCGACCCTAGAGGCTTTCGTGGCGTGCGCGCCTTCAACCGACTTGCCTTGCTCGAACGAGCGATCCGTGATCGGATGGGCTTCCCCATCCCGCCCCAAATGAACGACAAAGAACGGGCGACGCACGTCATGGAGAGACTCAATGCACTACGACGACACGAGGCCAAGCCGGGAGGAGCTGACGCGCCAGTTCGCAGAGTTTCAAAAGCTGCAGGCAAACGTGCAGCCAATGGAGCAGGTCGAAGCGGACGCACTGTCAAACGTCGAAAACTGGTCAAAAAAGCTGGACGAACCGGAGCTAAGTCCGCACGATCTCGATCACCTGTATCAGCTCGCCATCGTGCAACTGCAAAGGCTGTTGGCGATCGACATCGCCCCAACGGACCCAAAATTCGCCGTTCACAACCGAAACCTCAACGCATCGATCAACATACTCCTGACGTTCCTGTCGCGGCAGAAGAAACCGCCCATTGATCGGCTGCCTGAACTTCTCAAATTGATCGATGACAACGAAGCGGAGCTGAGAGCCCGCTTCGGGGTTCGCGCGGCATAGCACCATGGACGACAGGATGCTGCAGGCTGCGCTGCATCTCGCGCGTATCGGCGCGCACGTCATACCGTTATGGTGGCCGATTAAAGGGGGCTGCGCATGCGGCAACCCCATGTGCCAATCACCGGGGAAACACCCGATCGCTGCGCTTGTTCCTCACGGGGTCAAGAATGCTACAGACAATCCGCAAACGATTGCTGAATGGTGGAGCAGATACCACCATGCCAATATTGGCGTTGCTTGCGGCAAAATATCCGGCGTCATTGTGCTCGACGTTGACGGGGCCGTGGGTTGGAAAAATCTGCAATGGGTCCTTAGTCTACACAACACAAATCTTGATTCCGAGTGGTTTGTCGAAACAGGTCGGGAACAAGGCCGGCACTTTTACTTTGAATACCCCTCGCAAGGCGTCGTCCCTACCCACAAAATAGAGGGCTTGGAGCTTCGATCCGATGGTGCCTATGTCGTCGCCCCGCCGTCGCTTCATGCGTCTGGCAAGGTCTACAAGTGGTGCCACGTCACTAAAGCTCTCCCTGGACTCCCTGGCGCACTGCTTGATTTTGCCATACGCAAACTCAAACCGACCGATCCGCAGCCGGCCGTTGCGACGAGATCAGGTGTCAACGAGGCCATACTGGCGCCCGATACGGCAAGAGCGCCGCCCGCTTGGAGCGAGGACGAAGAAAGCAAGATCATCGAGTGGATGCAGTGTATACCTGCTGACGATCGCGACGTGTGGCTCAAAGTTGGAGCTGGTCTGCACTGGACGGGGTGGGGTGCTAGAGCCCGTGAGCTATGGGATGCGTGGTCGAAATCATCCGGTAAGTTTGATCCTGCAGGCCAGCAGAAAGCCTGGGAATCATTCTCACGCCCCTATCCTGGCCCTAAGATCACGTTGGGAACGATCCGTTATCTGGCTGACGTGCACGGGTATAAGTCTCCTGTTAACGACGCGATAGGGAAGGTGAACGAGCGTTTCTTCATGATCCGCAACATGGGCGGCAAGTGCCTCGTCGGGGAGTTCATCCCCAACCAGATAGGAACCGGGAAGCAGCTTGAACTTTATACACCTGACAACTTCAAAACGTGGTTCTCCAACCAGCACATGAAGGTGGGAGATAAGCTCTACCCCTTGGGAGCCGCGTGGGTACTGAGCAAGCAGCGTCGGCAATACGAGACGGTCATCCTAGACCCCGCCAAGCCGGAAGTGACAGAAAAAAACGAGCTGAACTTGTGGCGCGGGTTTGGAACGCAGCCTAAGCAAGGCGAGTGGTATCATATCCAGGACCATATTTACGATGTGCTCGCAGATCAGGATCACAAAGCCTATGAATACATTCTTCGTTGGACCGCTTGGAGCATTCAAAACCCAGGGGTTATGCCAGAAGTGGCGCTCGTGTTCCGAGGAGGAAAAGGAGCGGGTAAAGGGTTTTTTGCTAACGCGATTGCCCGTGTCTTTGGCGAACACGCGTTGCACATATTTAGTCAGAGTCACCTCACAGGAAATTTCAATGGCCATCTCCGATCCTGCCTCCTCCTTTATGTTGACGAGGCTTTTTGGGCGGGAGACAAAAAGGGCGAAAGCGTACTCAAAGGACTCATTACAGAAAACGTTCTCATGGTAGAGAAGAAAGGCATCGACGCCGTTCAATGGCTCAATCGCCTGCACATCATCATGACGGCAAACTCTCAATGGGTCGTGCCCGCCTCCATCGATGAACGCAGGTACGCCATGTTCAATGTTAATGATTACTACAGCAAGAGACCAAAAGAGCGTGTGCCATACTTCAACGATCTTCACCATGAGCTGGGCAACGGGGGCCTCCCAGCGATGCTGTATGACTTGCAGAACTGGAACTTGAAGGATTGGCATCCCCGACAGGTCTATGAGACCGCCGCGCTGTTCGAGCAGAAGCGTAGGAGCATGGACCCAGTAGAGCAGTGGTTTGACGCTCTCCTGGAGGAGGGGATGCTTCCCGGCTTCAAGCTGCCTGGGACTACTAACCTGCCGACGACCAAGGCCCTCCTGGACGACTTTCGCGAGCGCGCACCAAGCGGTGCCAAATATATTGCGGGAGAGAAGGTTGTCGGGGACTTCCTTCGTGAGCTGGACTGCGAGCCCGTGCGCATCAAGGGGTTCCGTTCGTGGCAAATGCAGCCACTGTCACAACTTAGACAAGTTTGGATGGATAGGTACGGTTATCGAGACTGGGACATGAAGGAGGATTGGGGATGACGAATCCAAATGGCGACTTAATGCGAGACGGGGATAATGCTTTATCCCCGCGATTAATTGTTGATGGAGAACCAAGCGCGACCGTAAAAATACCGTGGCCGGGTCCGACCTCTGAAATGCTTGGATCGCCTGAGTTTGAAGCGGTATGGCAGTGCATCAAGCGGTGGGGCATCAATGTTCCCAATGCGTATGCAGGATATTGCGGAGCGACCGGCAACCATGTACGCGCGATCCTTGATGCGCTTAATAGTCCAACCCCCGAGCGTACCCGTGCGCATGAAGAAGGGGAAGCTGCTTCCTAAGTCGCTTGCCTATATCCGTCCGGTACATAGGAGAGTTAGGGAGATGGATTGCTTTCAAGCGCTTGTAGCAAAGGTCGCTCGCTTCCTTGACCGTTTCTCCGGTCGCCGTCATGATGAGAACATAATCCCCCGCTGTTACCACACTTGGAATTTCGGCGATGCTTTCCTTGACTTTATGCGCCGCCACCCCGAGCTTGCACTCGCAAAAATGCGTATATTCAGGCTCGGTGGGACCATATATGGGTACCCCGACGACCTCTTTCCGGGTGACGTGCGAATACGGGTAATCTGGCATGCTGACGACTACGCCTTGGCATACCTTATCACTCGCGAAAATACCAGCGTCACGACCGTCGTGGAGCTGTAGAAGCCACTCCACGGGATCACCCTCATGCAAGGGCTGTTGAATGTTGAACGTCGGCCATCCCGGCCGCATCGTGAACTCCAGGGGCCAAGGAACACCATGGTCATCAATGATACAGTTGACATCGACATACCCGACGTAGCGCTCTTTGCTAAGTTGAGGGACGAGGGGATCGAGAACTTTCGATGCGAGTTTAGAATTTCGAACGTACCGGAGCACAGTTCCTTGCTCCCCAGTGGCGACCCCCTTGTCATCATTCATCAGCTTCTTGAATTCGAAGTTCTCACACCAACCCGCATTGAATCCGTGTGGTCCGAACCACCCTCCAACTGCCATCTCGATTCCGGGTATAAACTCTTGAAGTATGAACGGAAACTTGATTTTTCCAAGCTTTTTCCACCGGGCGAGCATGTAAAGCATGTCTTCGGCAGATTTCGCGCAGTACGAGAGAGACTTGTCTTCAACCTCCCCGCTTGGCTTGGATACAAGAGGAGCATCCCGTTTCTTGACGTAGGAGACGGCTTCCTCGTAACCACGAAATTCTTTGTACGGTGGGATGGGGATACCTGCCTTCTTGAAGACGTTCATTCCAACGTTACGGTCGATCTCCCAAGTCGCCGTACTTATCGAAGCCCCGACAATCTTGACCCCCTCAGGTCGCCAGCGCATGTCGAGATCGTATGTGTAGCGCGTATTGTCAGTCATGAAGACGAGACCAGCCCAGCGAATCCAGGGCCGGTAGTCATCCACGACGTTGACTAGCCCGCGGCCGATGTGCTTCGTCTTCTCTGTCTGTCGGATCATCAAGCGCACGTCATGCCCCGCCCGCTGCGCCCGCATGGCGAAGTCGAGGCCGTTTCCTGCGGGATCAACAATGAGCAGGCGCATCATTCCACCGTAAACTGTGCTTCCTGCGGTCCGTCGTGCATAGGAAAGAATGATTGCCAAAAACCGCAGCTTCGCTTTGGAAATTTTTGGAGCGTGACTTCAGTTCCGGGGTCAGCTCTTGGTGCACGCCATATGCTGTGGAAAGTTTCGACCTCCCCTATTTTTCCGTGGTGTACGGTAGGGATGGGTGCAAAGACCCAGACCGCTCTTTCACCTTTTTGCGTCCCGACAAAACGACGGTATACGGTTCCTTCGCATCCTGTACGCAAAGTCTTGTCGGTCCATACAGCTTCTATGACTTGCCCTGGCTTTACCGTGGAAGGCGTCATATGGAAATTGGTCGTCTCGACGACTGGCCCTCGTTGGGAAATTTGCCACGCTGGGTATGCGAAAGCTATGATCCCAATAATGAAACACGCCCAAATAGTTTTATGGTCCTTCATTTTCTGATCCATTCCAGTAGTTTATCGAAAACCTGCATGAGCCCTATAACACCCCCGCCGCCGACAATAAACGCCCCTACCCCTTTGAACAGACGGCGCGTAAAATCGTAAGTCTTCAACATCCTTCTGATCTCTTTTACTTCATCCGACCGCAAATTATCGAGCATAGCCTCTCGATTGACCCTATCGATAATCGCTTTCAATTCGTCTTCATTTTTTGTCACTTCCCGGCTCTTGAGTTGGTCGCTCTTGTTTTTCTCTTGGCGATTCGTGGTCCTCGTTGCGCTGTTGTGAAGCTCCTGCAGCGTGCGCCGCGTCTCTTGCCTCTTTCAACAATTGGTCCATGCGGCTGTTAATTGACAGGTGGACTTCCTGAATTTTTCCCTTGTTAACCCAGCTGAGGACACAAGCGCCCATCGCAGCTAAAGCTGTACAAATGCTGGCTATTTCTGAGACAGTCATCGCGCTAGTGGATCACAAACCCGAAGTCATGCCATCCGAGCAGGAATAGCAGGACGAACAGGAGGATGCTTGGTCCCCACGCAAACGCGGCGCCCCCAGGAGCCCAGTTCGTCCAGCCCCAAAAGATGAACCACAGGATCATGAGCATCCAGAAAACCATTCCGATAGGCATTGTCATTCTCCTTTAGTAAGGCAGCCCCGACTTCCAGAAGGGAACTGAGAAATCGGGGCCGCTCACGTCTGACGGTGCACGGGGGGAGGGGTATATGGGCGATGTGCTTCTCGTCAAGACGTGTTCCACTTACGGGTTTAGTATCGCCGCCAAGTCAGTCACCGGGGAAGGATTTGCGGCCGTAGGAGTGATCGTCACCGTAGCATTGTTGCTCGGGGCCGATACATGGCCGGCAGTGTCAGTTACAACCACCGTAAACGAGTGATCGCCTACCTCCAGTGTCGGAGTAGTAAATGGAGATGTGGCAAAACCAAATGAAGCGACACCCGAAGCAGTCGTATCGAAGACCTCGACACGGGCGATATCAGCGGCGGCAAGAGGGCTGCCGTCGACACGAGTGGTGGGATTGGTCCAAGTCAGTGTTGCGGTAGCCATGTTGTTGCTCCTATTCACCGCCCCATGTAGATCCTTCACAGCGGCCGGCGGCGGTTGGCGCGCTTTTCGAATGAACTTTAGAATTTCTTCTAGAAGCTCTATCAGCTCATGAACGGTCAAGGTCATTGCTTTTTAGTGGTGAGCAACTTGTAGATCGCCCAGACGAAGTAGAATGGCCGCTTATACCAGGGCACCTTGTTTGGTTCTTCGGCCATTCTATTACTCCGAGCTTCCACTTGGGCTCCTGCCAAGGCCCGTTGTGACCGAACCGTCTAAGGTTGGTCAACCACCGCCAAATGGGTTTACCAGCAGACATACCTGCCTTTACGCCACCCGCAATTCGTCGGACCTTTCGGTGCAGGAAGAGGTGCTACAACCACCGGACCCGTACAGAGGAGGTTGTCACCATAACGGTGACAAGTCGGGGGGTCCGCCGGCTTGGACGGGATCGGACAGGACCAAACGCTGTCCTGCAACTGGTTGCAGTCCGTATTGTCGTCCTGCGCAAAAGCCGGAGCAGAGAACGCTACAAGCGCTGCAAAGGATAAGATCGTCTTCATTGCTTGATCCTCTTGGCCACGACTTCATCGACGGCCTGTTTCATGGCCACCTTGTGGTCGATCGGAGCAATGCCCTGCACCGACGCCGACGTTTTCTGTTGGAACAGCGCCTCGATATCCTTCAAAAGCGCCGCCATTGCAGGGTTGCTCAAAAGCGAAAAAAGAAGGGTCACCCAGTTCATTTTTAGCTCCTTTGTTGATCCAAGCTCTCATAGCCGGTGTAGGAAGACCTCTGAATAGACGGGCCAAACGCCAACCACGACTACCTTTAAGCGCATAGCACGACTTACGCTTTTGTGCCATTCATTCCTCGTATAGTTGCTTTTTCTTAGCCGACTGGTCCCCTACGGCACCCCCGACTATCGCACGCTGCTTCAAGCTCCCCGTTTCAGGGCGCCTGATCCAGAATTGATTTTTCAAGTACCGTTGCACAGGAGGACTGTTGATGACGCGTCCTACGGCTCCCGGCGCAAGCGCCCCCGCGGCCATCCCCGCGGCTGTCCCCAGCGGTCCTCCCGGTGAACCTGCAAGCGCGCCCAACCCCGCAACAGAAGCGTGCCCCAATGTACGCGCCGGGCCGTGCCCCCCGACACCGTGCTCTCCTGCCAGCCCCGTTTCCTTGTAGGGCGTCAATATTTTCTTTGCCGCATCGGCCGTCTTCTGGAGACTGGTTCGTTTCGCAATGAACTGCATCCTCTTGTCGGGTCCGCCGTACTGCATGTTCTGCACGAGCTTCTGCGGATCAACGAGCCCCATCCGCTTGGCTTCCTTGGCGTCTGCTTGTGACAGCATGACCATACGACGGTTGTACCACTGTTGCCGCGCTTTCTTCAGCAAGTCTACGGCAGCTTTCTGATTCTTGCCTCGCGCCGATCGGATCATGGCATCGTCAAGAAGCTCGCGTATTTGCAGCGCGAAGTGCCCCACGTCGGAGTTGGGATCGTGAATGGCGCGATCCAGTGAGGAACCTTTTTTCGTGAATGATGCGTAGCTCGTTCCCTTCATTTCGGGAACGCCTGTCTTGCTTCCCTTTGGAACGAACCATCTCTTACCTGGACTGCGCGCTGGGTTAAGCTCGTCTGCTAAACCCATAATTCTCTTTGTAACATCTGCGCCATACTTGTTGAGAAGTTCCTGCTGAATTTTTACAAGACCATCACCGAGTTTATCATCAAACCTGACTTTTATGTCTTTCTCAGCTTTCTGAAAATCTCTACCGAGTCGATCACCACTCTGCTTGAAAAGATTGTCACTGACTTGCTCCCCCGTCTCCCCCATCTCTTTGAGGGCGGCAGCCGTCACGGCGCGCTCGGGCTGCGTCTTGACGCGCTCGTAGCTCCCACCGCCGCCGATGTAATCGCCAAGACGCTCAGCCTGCCGCAATCCCCTCGACCCCGTGACATCGCCGGCTGAAGGCTTGGCGCCGATATTTTCCAACGCCTTTAGGGCGGCCTGCCTCGTCGGGTCCGTGATAGGGTTAGGCGTGACAGCGCGGGCAGTAGCACGAGGCAGTCCCCCGCCGGCAGCGCCGCCTAACATGCCACCAATGACAGGCGCGATCGAACTCTTGGGAAACATCTCCGCAGCGGCCTGCCCGCCGGCCCCCGCTCCGATCGCGCCTATTGCCTTGGGGATCATGCCCCCTGTGCCAAGGTAGCTCGTAGGATTGCCAAGCGCCCCGCCGATCGCTTCCCCGAAACGCCCGGCTTGTCCTTGCGGTTGGTGCATGCTTCCAGCGCCCATGATTTGCGCGCTTTGCTCAGGACCAGGAGTTTGCATGCCAGCCGGTCGCTCAGTCACCAAGTCACTAAGCGATCGAGAACCACCAAAACCTTGCCCCCCTGTCTGGAGACTTTCTTCTGCCTGCCCCGACGCTGCTACGGTCCCGGCCAACCCCTTTACAGCACCAGTCGGAATGGACTTGAAAAAATCCGCAGCCGAATTCCAGAACCCGCCCTGCTGTGCGGGGGGCTTTTCTTTCTTAACGCCGTAATCCTCCCACGGACCGCTAGCTGCCGCAGGAGCGTAGTCTTCCCACGGTCCAACCATTATTCTTTCTCCCAGCTTTCCTGCTTCGATGGATCACCACCTTTGAAACGGTAACCTTTTACAATTACTCCAGGTTTTGGAGCTTTCGGCGCTGCACTGACATCAGCTTCCTTTTTATTGGGGTTAGGAATGTCAGGAAACGCTTTATAGAAGTCCTTATCTTCATTCCCCTTTATTCGATGCCATTGACCTTCAAAACCCTGAATTTGCCCGCTTAAAAGCTTATTGTAAGTGTCAATCACACCTTGCATCTGACGAACGTTCAAAGACGGGTCAATATGTGTTGCAGCCTCCAACCGTTCCTTGACGCCGCCGCCACTGGCATTGACAGCTTTGACAACTTCGGCGGCAATGACCTGTTTAGCTGCTTCGATGTTATTGGCTTCAGGGGCGCCTTCAAACTGCGTGCGCATGATGTTGTTCAACTTCGCTAAGAATTGTGCGTTGCTTTCTCCACCTTTGGCACTCTCCAAGTCGCGGGCCAGCTCTCCAAGAGTTTCTAGATGCCGTTGGGCGACACCGACAGAACGAATCGTGTTAGCTTGCGGCCCGCTAGTAAAAGCAACTGTTCCTTTTTGTCGAGCCGCGTAACCTCCAAAGTCGAAGGATGTTCCATACTGCTCGCCTAAATCTCGTACAGCGTTCATAATACCAACTTGGCGTTGGTCAGACCCACGGTAAGACGTAGATTCTCTAATAGGGGGCTCTAAGTAGTGAAAAATAGCAAGCGCATGATTCATATCATCTCTATCTAATTTACGAAAAGCATGGTTTTTAGGGAGTTTACCCGTTACAACTGGCGACTGCGCTACTTCCGGCGGCTGTGTCTTGGCCCATGTTTCCGGTGGCGCTTCACCCTCGCTCTCCGTAAGCCCTGCCTTTATGACGCGCTCACCCCCCGACAAGTCGGGGCCGCCTTGCATGCTCGCTTGCTGCATCCTTGGCATCTGCCCTCCCGACGGCTGTTCTTGCTGCAAGCCGGCCTGTTTCGTCGGCTGTGGACGGCCATAGCGAATATTTGCCTCGTACCGACGCTCACGGAGCTGATTCTCCAAGAACTGGTTGTGCGCCTGCAGCCATTCCGCCTTGGCGATCGGCGTCATCAACCCCACAAGCTTCGACACCGCCCCAATCTGCACGTCGGGAGGAGCGTTCGGGTTCGCTTTCTGAACCGCCTGGACAATCTGGCGCCAGTCGAGCGAGGAAGGTTGCGGCATTTGGACGCGCCCCTGCATCGAAGGATCGAGCTGTTCCCGTCCGCGAAGGCCGCCCGGCGGCGGGGAGCTGCTGGGGGGACCGCCGCCGGGGGCCTGGGCAGGCGTCAACCCCGCGGAAGGCGCCTGCTGGCCGGGGAAAGGCATCGTAGGCCGCGGCTGACCACCGGGTGCCATAGCAGCCATCTGCGGCATTCCTGCCTGGGCGCTCATTTGTGGCATAGGCGGGCCGCCAGGTGCTTGGGCGGCCATAGGCGGCGGCATAGGCGGGGGCGCACCCGAAAAGCTCGCCTGTATCGGCCGGGGGGGCGGTTGCCCCGGCATCCCCATGGGGTTCTGGCCTGGGTAGGACTGCTGCCCAGGAGAAGGGAAATCCGGCATGATAGAGGGACCAGTAAGATTCCCTCGCGGGTTGACCATCCCCGGAGGAGGCGGCGGTCCCAATTGTGGCGGACGTGGAATCGCAGCACCCCCAGGCTGGGGCATAGGCGGCTGTTGCGGCCCTCCCTGTGGCATGCCGGGAGGCCCCTGCATCCCAGGCTGCCCCCCGCCACCCATACCAGCAAGAGCGCTAAGGCCCTGCCCGGCTGCGGCCAAGGAAGCAGCGTCACGCTGGGCGTTCTGAATCTCAATGTCGCCCATCTGCGACTGCTGACGGTTCTTGCGCGCCGTGTCGTAGGCTCCACCGAATGCGCCGGCCGCCCCAGCTCCAATCCCGAGAAGTGCTTGGCCCATTTACGGAGCCCCCATCATCATAGCGAAGGGGTTAGCGCCAAATCCGCCGCCCATCCCCCATCCCATAGCCCCGCCAATATCCTGCCCAATCTGCTGGTATTCCTGATCCTGCAACTTGGCTTTATCAAGTCCCAATCTTTGCGCATTGATCCCCGTCTGCGCGTTCTGGTTTGCCTGTGACAAGTACGCCATGTAGTCCTGAATCTGTTGCTGTGGAATTTGCGAGGCCATATTGCCATATTGACCAGCTTGGTTGAGAAGGCCAAGTTGGTTCTGATTCATTTGACCAAAAACATTGTACGGCGTCGCGGCGCCCTGCAGGTACTCTTGAATACCGCCGGACTGGATCCCCGCTCCTTGCCCGACACCCTGGCCGATCTGCCCCATGAGCCCACCCGCGCCTTGTGCACCCTGCAGAGCCCGCTGCAGCGCATTGTTCTGCCAATCGATGTTGAAATTATTCATGGTCTGCCCCATGACACCCGCACCGTAGGGCGTACCGCCAATACCCGACGCTGCCTGTTGGGCGCGCTGCTGGTCCTGCATCTGCTGCGCCGTGCGCGAATAAAGGGCCTGCTGCGGATCAAATCCCATGCTCAACAAAGCCTGCACATCGGGCAGCATGCTGAGACTGTTCTGCATGAGCTGGCCGCCGGCACCATAGGCGCCCTGTCCAGCCTGCATCCCCATCTGCCCGGCCTGCCCCCCGCCCTGCTGGTACATGCCGGCATAGGGGTTGTTGACGCCCTGCTGCGTGAGGTTTTGAAATTGCCCGAGGTTTTGACCCCCGAGATTGTATTGCCCGAGCTGCTGCGTGCCGTGCAGCGCTCCTTTATCAGCCGCCGTCGTACCCGTGAGCTGGTAAGGGTTGGGAACGTTGACGTTACTGGACGGGAGGTAATTGCTCATCGTCTTTCACCTGAATCCAATGTGGCCGCGTTTCGCCTAAACAATGCCCTTTCCAAGGGAACTCTTTGCATTCGCAACCTTTTCTCCACACCCACTTATAACCACTTTCCGTAGAGAGTTTCTTCTGCATTGTACCCCATCCGCTCGAACAAGATATCCGTTCGCTGACTGAGCATCCGGGACGCAAGAATCTTCTGCGCGCCCAGCTCTTTCAAAAGCGCCTCGTTGCCACGAAGCAGCTTGTAACCCGCCAGCCCCAGACGGTTGGCAGGATGCAGCCAGTACATGGTGATGGAACCCGCAGGCACGCTCTGTTTATGATGGTGCGGCCCGATGATCGTAAAGACGTAGCCGACTAATGCAGCACCGTCCCTGGCAGTGTAAACCACAAGACTGCCAGAACGATCAGCACCGAGATAGTAATCCCAGTTAACGTCAACATTTGTACGCTTTGCATCGGGATCAGTCTCTTTGAAATGCTGCCTGAGCAAAGGCAAAAGCTCCCCATCGCGGAGGAGCTTTTCAAGCCGTTCGCGCTGATACGTCAGTTCAAGCGGTTCGCGGTCCGAGCGTTCCTTGGTTGGGCTGGGTGCTGGACCGTGTTGCGTCCTGCTTGACTGTGGCTGAAGTGGGCGGACGGGTACTTGCATCGCTGGCACTCGGGCTCTTGGTTGAAAGGCCGGAAAGCATGTCGTTCTTGGCCATCGTCGTCTCCTGGAGAAAAGGGCCGCCCCACACTAGTACCCAAGAGGCGGCCCTTTGAGGCTTGTCGATAGTGTGCAGAAGCACCCTATCAGAGATCAGAAGTCCGCGCTAGCCGTGATCACTCCCGTGCCTCCGTTCGAGTACAAGAACGAAGCCACGCCAGCCGCAGGGATCGTCGTTGCAGCGCAATTGACCAGGAAGCTGTCCAAGCCGGCAACCGTGCTCGCCACCGTAGCTGCAGCCGTCAACGTGGTGCAAGCGCCAAGCGTAGCTTGCGTCGTCGAAGTCGGAGAAGCAAACCCATTGGCAAATGTCAGAGTTGGCGCCCTGAACATAGTCACGGGAGTCTTGATGATGCAGTTAGTGTGCGTAGTGTCCACTGCCGAGCAAGGAGCAAGTGGAAAGATCGCTGCGCTTTCGCTGATGCGGTAGAAAAATCGCTGGGCTTGACGAAGCTCATACGCCGCGGCCTTGAAGCTGAAAGTCGAAGGCGTCGTTACGCCCGCGCCAATTACTTCCAACTGCGCGCCGGTCCAAGCAAAGCCGTCCGTAGCTCCTGCACCCGTAGCAGTCGGCGTAAAACACAGCCCAACAGCCATCTCGGTCACAGTGGACGCCACAACTCCGGTTGCAACCGGACGCGACCAAGCCGTCGCGCTCAACGCAGCCGTTGCTGTATTGGCGAGCGTAGCGATGCCCGTCCAAGCCGGCGTAATAGCTGGAGAAGCCGTGGGGGTGCCGAAGCCTTCATCCGTCCCGGTCCCCGTGATAATCACGAGGTTGGCAATCGAACCGTTGTCGGCCGCCATGCCCGCGAGAGCCTGAAGGTAAGCCGAGAAAAGAACCTGCTGGCCAGAAAGTTTGAGCACGTCCGCAGTGGGGAGTTCCTGCCAAGTGCATATCGGCTGCGTAAGAGCGCCCGACGTACGGAACAACGTCATGGCGTTCTTGAAACCCGCAGGTGGCGTTGGCGTCGCCGTAATCACCTGCTGCCGGCCCGCGCCCACAGCTACGTTGGCTTGGCACCCCCAGCGATCGGCACCGTAAGCTGCCGAAGTGATACCCGCATTGGCTGCGCAAGTGACAACACCTGTGCCTCGAGCCGTGATCTCCAACGAACCGTTGTCGAGCAAATTGCGATCATTGGAAGTGAACTGCCCCATCGTCGCAGGCGTGATGCCAGAGTTAATCTGGTTGATCAGATTGTTCAGGGATGCATTGAGCTGACTGGGGTCCTGCGGACCCGTGATCAAGGGGATATTGGCAGCGTAGGCAACCGCAGCGGTCACAGCCACGGCGGCAAAGGCAGCAAGAGCTTTCTTGAACTTCATGGCTTTGACCTTTCTTCAGTGGTTCGAACCTCTTAGCACAGATCAGTTGGCGTTGACAGCATCTTTCCAGCCGTACTGGAAAAGCCCTGCTGACGCCGATCCCACATTGCAATAGAACACGTTATTGCTCTCCATCAACAGCGTTCCCGTTGCGTTGGACGCAGCAGCCGTAATGACAGGCACCCCCCCGTTTCCTGCGGTAGGGGTTGAATTCGGGGCCAATGCGCTGACTCCGCTTATAGTGCTGACAACAAAAACTCCCACTGTCGAAGTGGAAGGCATCCAAATCCCAGCACCAGAATCACCACGCACGGTTTCAGTAGCATAAGTAGTAGCTCCACTAGAGCAGTTGGAGCCTTTAGGCGTTCCACTGTCTATCGTAGGAAGAGTCGTTGCCAAGCTCCCACCGCCGACAACGTAGCGGGCTTCATTACCCGCGATTTTTGTCCCGTACACATGCGTAGAATTCAGGGCCTTCATGGCGCCCATGTAGCAGGAATACGTGTACCCCGCAGGAAAATTGGTAAAAGAAGATGGAACAGTGTTGCTACCAACAGCATTCCAAACAGACCCATTAGTTATGGCGTACATATAAATAAAAGCGTTGTTGCTAGGCGCCGTTCCGTCCATCCCTCCTGCCGTGCTGGTCCCTCCCGTCCCCGTGGTTACGGTTATCGATCCACTCTTGGCCCCGGAATAAAGAGGGACATTACCTGTGGTCAAGAGGTTGGAATTGTTGAAAGACCAGTTTATTTGCGTGTCAGAAACCGCACTGACCGACAAACCACTGAAGCCGCACAAAGGCGTAGGACTGACAACCGACGTTCCATTAGCCCGGTTATAGGCGATGACCTGCCAGTTCCCCGCCCCGAGGTACATGGCAGCCGCAGTGTCCCCCGAAGCCGTCGTAATGTTTGAGGCGCTAGGAAGGATCAAGCTCGTCCCATTATACGTCAACGTCAACACAGTCGAGAAATTTAGCCGATAAAACGGGTACGTCGTGCTTGCAGTGGACCCGAACGATGTGATAGCTGTGTTGCCGGTGAACGTTACATTGTGACTTGCAATCGTCCCAAGATCAGGAGCCGCAGATGAAAGCGACGTGAGGGGGCCAAAGCCCCCGTACTGTGCGCCACTGTTAACCAGTTGGAACTGCACTCCGTCGTAAATCGCCCAAGTCAAATCGTTAGCAACGACTTCACCCCCAGTGAGAGCTTGCGGGCCACTGGGAGATTGCCGAAATAGGTTAACCAGCCCCGTCCCATTGACATTGATCTGCGTCGCCCCCGTGTTCGTGAACCCTGCCGTGAACAGAATGCTGAGACCCCGCGTCAAAGCAAACCCAGTGGGGGAAGGCGACGCGATCACCTGAGCATTAGCCGACCCCGTGGACGTGCCACCGATATAGATGGACGATCCACCCTGCGCCGTGCTGAGTGGCGTCGTCAGTGCAAGGAGCGCCGTAATATCATTGTTGTTCCCCGCCCCGGCTGCGTTGAGGAAGCAAGCGACAGCGGCAGCAAAGTTGGCATTGACCTGATTAGCGTCCGCCAACGTGCCAGGAACGAACGTGAAAGGCATCGTGCAATTAACGCCGGCCGACGCCAGCGAAGCCCACAACGAAAGAAAGAACCCTAAAAGAAACCTTTTCATCTTCAACCCGTCTGCTGCAGATAGTTAAGCACTTGGTACCGCATGTGAAGACGGCCGATCTTCAACCCTTGCGCCGACAACCCCGCCGCAAGAAGGGACAGCCGCCTGAAGACAAGAGGCCCCGTCCAATCCATCTGTCGTGGATAGAGCGCATTCCCCAGCGTCGTCCCGTTCCAATTGGCATTATTCCAGTTGAACTGATTCCAGTTAGTAGGCACACCTGAAGACGCTATCGTGACCTGATCCAAGGGAACACCGTCCTGGTTAAGCGCCGTAACGATCGTTGACTGTCCTGACACCAACACCATGTGAAGCGTGCTTTGAACCATGCACACTTCCGCCATCTGATCCGTATCAGGAAGATACGAGGTTTGCCAAGCATAGGTAAGAGGAACACCATTCTCAACAAACGTACTCGTGAATGACTGGAACGGATCGCTCTGAAAAATCACCGCTCCAGCGTTCTGAATCGTTATCAAGAACGTATTCTGGTATTCAAGTCCAATAGACATCTTCGTTGTGTGCGGCCCCGACCAGAGAGAGCGCACGTCGTCGTACCACCATTCCTGCTGCTGAACAGGACCGCCGCCACCGAACCCGGAAGAAAATCCAGACGAAAACCCGGACCCGATCGCCTGGGCTTCGCCATTCTGCACTTGCACACGGTACACACCGCTATTGTAGGACGCAGCCGCGCGAGAAGGGACAAGGATGGAAATGAACGGCACCGTGACCCCATCCCCATCCTTGCCTATGGGGTCGCTTACTTTCGCATTGAAATCGATCAAGCGCACTCCATCCGGGGCCATAAAAAGAAGCCCTTTCTCGGTAGAGCAAACCGTATTAGGAGCAAACGTGCCAGTTGCAACATTCAAAGTATTCTTAGCTAACGTACCAAAAGCAGCGTCCCCAGTAATCTGATATATGTTGTCGACACTCTTGAAAACCATCAACGCCTGGATAATACCCCCGAGCTGATTGCTTAAAGCAAGCCCAGCAGAACACGTCAAAGGGTTGTTGTCATCAAAAGTCAAAATCTGGTTTGCATTCGTTATCTGCGTCGGAAGCAGCTCGTCTGAAAAATACGCAGCAGGTTGCTGGTTGGGTGGGTTGACCAGAAACCAGCACCGCCCATTGAAGTTGCTTACCCACTGGGGAGGAAACACGAGGGCAGTCGGCGCCGTGTTAGTCGCGGTCCACGTCAAGGCAAAGGGATTGAGAACGTCAATGACGCCAAAGAATGCGCCCGCCGCCCCTGTAAAACCTGGGTGCGCAACGATGATCTTGGAGCCGATCAACTCCATATGAGGAGGGTTCCAGTTGCCGAACGTGGCAGGACTAATCGGCGAGTTCGCCGCCGTCACCCCGGCAATCGGAATGAACATCTGCGTCAGCACGTCATAACAGAAAGGTTCGTCCCGTCCTGCATTACGTGTGGTAGAAACCATACCATAGACACGAGTGCCAACATTCATCCAGCAAGATATGAAAGTGGCCCCTGCAAACCCATTCGCAGAAAGGTCAGTGATCTTGACAGCGGCCGGACGGCACTGCCATAAATTTCGGGTGGTAGGATCAGGAATGAGATTGGCGAGGTTAGACATGGTTCCAGAACCGTTGCTGGACGCATCCAACGTGTCCGCTGCCGTTCTCGGCGCCCAAACCAACGGTGTGCCGGGGAGGGTGGACATTTCTACCACCCGATGTTCTTGGTATTTTTCAAACGATCAAAATTTCGGCCGAAACGGCGACGATCAAGCCCGACCGTCTTTACAGCCCCCTCACGATCGCTGACGTTGCGCAGATACTTTTTCAAGAGAGACAGCGCCCCGAGCGGGTAGCGCTCCTCGTCATCCCCCATGTACTCAGCCTGTCGCTGGTCCCCAGTCAGCCCCATGAGTAGCCCAGCCGTCCATCGAATCAAAATCTGCGTATTTAGGAACCATGGGACCGATGCAGAAGTTTCAGGCGTCACAATGTCCGACATCTGTTTCTGATAACGATGCGTCACTGGGTACTGCCCCGAAGGTGGGGGCCACAGCAGAATTTGAGCCGGTGAAACCGACAAGTTCGTTGCATAAAATTGTGGGTAAGATTGGAACCCCGGCGTCTGCACGAGCCAGTCATATTCGGCCAGGGTGATCTGAATTAAAGGGTAGGGCACTCCGTTGATAGTATAGAATATGTCATCCTTACCATCAACAACGCGAGTACGTAGATAATCAGACGGAAGATTGTTAATCGTATTAGTCGTGTAAAGTTGTGTGCCCATGGCAGCATCCAGGTCCCAATTCATGCACAAGTCCTGAAGGCATGAATTGAGATACTGGCCAGACTGCGCCGTGAAGCCGGGGCACTTCGCCTCCTGCCTAGCCAGACTGCATATTTGCTGCGCTTGCAGGGGCATTCAGAAGTTCCTCGTACTCCGCGATCTCGTTCTCGAACTTGGCGATGCTCTCTTTGTACCGCTTCATGTTGACTTCTGCAGTCCCTTTCTGTTGCTCCTCCTGAGGGCTAAGCTTATGCGGGCCCTTCTTTCCCTTGGCCTCCCACGCAACCTGCGAACGGCCCTCGATCCGATTGTAGTCCTCAGTGAGCTGTGCGAGAAGTTTCTTCTCGTGCGCGAGACCGAGAACCAAATCTTTCTTCTTGTAAAAAGCATCCTGCCGATCAACCACCCTCCCAAGCTTATCCATAAGGTGGTGAAAGGACTGTTCGGGCTGCTCCTGTCCAAGGTACGTCTGCAGAACGATATTGCGGTTCGGAGGTATCTGAGTTGACACAGTAATCGCAACCGCCAACTCGTCTGGCGTCTTCGTGTGCGGGGTTTCCACTTTTCATCCTTTCTGTTTTCTGCCTTCGTAGTCCGGTTTAGACTCCCGGTCCCACTGCTGCGGCCTTTTACGTCCCGTTCGGCATTTGGACGGCTCGCCGTAGTAACCGAAAGGCTCGCTCCACCCGACTCCCCGTGTGTTTAGCGTTTATCTGTGGGAAACAAACGTTCGGGCACACGGATCAAAGTCACTACGAAGATCAAACTCCTAACAAAGCCGTATTTGACACCCCCAGGTGCCGCGGCCCAATCGAAAGATTGCGTGGCCGGCGGTACGCCTCACTCCTGCCGCGACCGTCTAGCTCGTCTTGATGCTCCCACGTCCGCCACATCTGTTCGAACAGAACGCATGCAACGGACTTTTTCACGGGGTACGTGTAACCGTGAAAATACTGGATGCCGTCGATCGTCGCCCCCGGACACCACGGCGCCACGTCAATCTGGACGTGGATCAGTTCTTCCTCGGCGATGCTCGCCTGTCGCGCTTCTGCCAGTGCCTTGGCAAAATACTCGTCGCGCGCCTGCTTGGACAGCTCAGCAACGACTGTCTTGCGGGCTTCCTGCCGAAGCTCCTGCAGCTCCTCGTCAGTGAGAATCTGCAGATTGAGAGGAAGCTTCGTGCGATCGATCGGAGTTTCTTTTCGGCTCATGTGTGTACCCAAGGGGCTCCTGCTGCAGCGATCGTATTGGCCGATAAAAGGATCGGCCAGCCTTGCGCATCGATCCCTACGTAGTCCCCAGGAAGCACCCGAAGCACACCCCGGTTAGGTACGTAGAGAAGGCCGTTTTGCGCGTACGCCCCAGGCCAAACCGGGTTGCCGTTGACGAGATCATTTTTGATTCCTTGCGCGATCGTCGCAAGATCGGTGGTGTTCATCGCACCACCGAAAATGAGGGACGTAAGCGAGTTGTTCGCTGTCGTCCCAAGCGTGCTTGTAGCCATCAGCCCGTCCCCGTAGAGAAGTTCTGAATTTGCGCGAGATTGGCCGGAACGTTCATCTGCGCGGCGATATCCGCAGCCATGGCGTTCGTCAACGTGGTCACGTCGGCTGCCAAAAACGTCTTCGTCATCTGGCCGACCGGAGTGGCGTTGAAAAACGTCTTACGCTGCGAACCCCCAGCCGCGGCCATCCCCACGGAAGCGGCCGTATTACCGCTCATAGGGCCTTGACCATCTCCAATCCAGTCGATATTACATTGATAGGTCAGGCGGTAACTCATATCCAATCTCCTGCGCTACGATAGGACACACAAAGGAGCCTACCTTGATTACAGAACAACGCTGCTATTCGTGTAAAGAAACTAAGCCCCTCACAGAGTTTTACAAGAACAAACGATCTGCTTCGGGGAAAGGCTATCAATGTAAAGGGTGCACCTACGCCACACTCACTGCGTGGCGCAAAAAGAACCCCGAAAAACATGTAGCGCAGGTAGCTCGCTGGCAAAAAAACAACCCTGAAAAAAGGAAAAAAATATCTCGTGATTGGCAACGCCGTCGCCGTGCGGCTGACCCGCACAGCAGCGTGCAAGACAACCACGGAATTACCACAGAACAGTACCTTGCTATGGTAGCAACACAAAATGAATGCTGCGCGATATGCGGCACAAGCAAACCCAATGGCCGCGGCAAAAAACTCCATGTAGATCATTGCCACGACACTGGCAAAATCCGAGGCTTGCTGTGCCACTCTTGCAACAGCGGCCTCGGATTCTATGAGTTTTTCCAACGCCACAACTTGCTTCCTACAGTGGAAAACTACCTTACCCGAAGGTAGCACTAAACGCAGAGGTTGATTCGATACGCATAAAGAACTGCTGATTACTTATCAATGTTCCGTAGAACACCTTCCAACCAACAACTCGCAACTGGTTCAGCGGATCGGACTTATCCGGCTCTTTCAGGTAAGTCATCTTCATATTGTCGAGGACAACTTGCGTATAAGCACCGCGCCCGAAGATGAACGTCGGGTAAACCGTCACGCCCGTAGCCGGTGCCGCCGGCGGGGTCTGCGCAAGGCCAATGCCCGTCACCGTCACCACGGCGCCCGGCGCGAGCTGCGTGGCCTGCCCCGCGAGAGGGCCAGAAGTGGGACCCGAAGCACTAAGCCCGAGATTGAACGGCGTATTAGTGGTACCAACATAGACGCTGTAGGTGAATCCTGCCGTTGAAGGCATCGTCACCTGAAGCGCGCCGTTGGCCCCTACTGCCGTAGAAGCGGACACTTGATAGATACGCGACTCGTACTGATTCTGCGTATCCGATCCAGTGACGATGACGAAGTAGTTCGTCGCCGCCAACGTACCGCCGGCAACCGCAACCGGGTTGACTTGCGCAACTCCGGTAAACGTCGGAACCATGTTGGTCTGACAGAACCGAATGCCTCGCCACTCGCCAACCTCGTAGTTGTACAAGCGGTTGAGATCGCTGTAACTCCAGGCCGTCACAATCGTCTGGTTCTCAGAGAGATCGCCAAGCGGGAAGGGATGCGCCACCGCCACGTAATGCGGCATCTTGCGTGGGTTGCTCGATGCCTTGGCGCCGCCTGCGTCCGCCTGCAGCTTCATGTCGGTCATCTCGTCGCCCATGAACCGGGGCGCGCCGAGATTTATCAACATCGCCGAAGCACGATTGATTTCGTGGGGATTGAGAACATCACCGGCAACGAGAGACGCACGAGCGCCACGAGTGTTGACGTAATTAATTTGGCTTCCCGCGAGAAGATTGACGAACGTATTGCGTTCCATCGTCTCGGCGGTCTGTAATCCAATCAGCTCGGTCGCCTTTTTGAACAGCGGATGCTTGATCGTCATTTCCGCTACGTCAGTAATAGTGATCTTGTCGCCCCATTGCTGGGCTTGCGCGCTGACTTGCTGCAGCGTCATCGATTGCCCAATCGGAGGCACGCCTTCCGAGAGCGGAGCGAACGGCAGCGGAACGCGCGGGTAACGACTCGCCGTGTAAGTCGTCCCACTGCCTTTGGGGAGGGTCGCAGGATCACCGAACTGGTAAACAACCAGTTGCCGGCGCACGAGGGGAAGCGTCTTGTCTGCAATGTACTGGCTTATGTCGCCAGAAAATTGAGAAGCAACATTGGTTGGCATCACCGCTCTCCGAAGTTAAAGCGGTGAACGGTCACCGCTTCAGATTTGCATGTCTCCATGACGGCGCTCGAAATCTGCCGTTGTACCATTGCCGCGAGCCGACCGGCGCTCCTGCGCCACATCGCCACGCCCGCTTGCAGGGCGAACGCGCTCACGCTCCACCCGGCGAGCTGCCTTGCCATCCCCCTTGCCCCGATTGGCAATGAACCGCTGCCCGACAAG